TGACTGCCGTTATCGAGGCCAACAAGGCCATCTATAACGCTGTAGACGAGAAAGCCAACTGGACCGGTGAGTGGCACTTGGTGGCATCCATCCCCGAATCCCTTTATTACAAGATGAAGGCCGAGGGAAAGATCGATGACCAAGAATATATGAAGCGCTGGCTTAACGACTCCGACAATCAATTCTTTAGAACTCGACCTGGGAAAGTATGAACTACATTGCTGTATGCACACCGGCCCGTGATCAGGTCCACACCAACTACACCTACTGCATGGTGAATATGGTGGCCTATCACACACTCAACACCACAGACGCTATCAGTCTGAAATTGATGCAAGGCACGATTATCCAAAACCAAAGGGCTGACCTTTGCTTGGATGCCATGAAAGAAGGCTGCACACACATTCTTTTCATTGACTCGGACATGACCTTTCCACAGGACATGGTCCAGCGGCTCTTAAAGCACGACAAAGAGATTGTGGCTGCCAACTGTGCCAGACGCAGAATGCCCACTGGCCCAACGGCCCAGAACTATGATGAGAACGGCAAGCGCCAGGCGGTCTACACCATGCCAGAATCCACTGGAATCGAAGAGGTGGGAAGCATTGGAACGGGCATAATGCTGATCAAGCGCGAGGTGTTTGAGGGCATGAGTGAGCCATGGTTTGATATGCCGTGGCAGACCACCAGAGGCTACATGGGTGAGGATGTGTTCTTTTGTAAGAAAGCGCAAGAGCTAGGTTACAAGGTCTACATCGACCATGATGTCTCAAAGGAAATTGGCCACATTGGCACTTTTGAATTTCGCCATGAACACACTTGGATTGTGAAAGAGGAAATGGAAAAAGAGGCCCAATAATGGCACTGACTACATACGCGGAATTAAAGACATCCATTGGTGACTGGCTTAACCGAGCCGACCTGACTACTGTCATTCCTGACTTTATCTCTCTGGCCGAGGCACAAGTCGAAAGAACACTGCGCACCAGGCAGATGATCGTCAGGGCCAATGCGTCTTTTGATGCGCAATATGGCGCTGTGCCTGCTGACTTCTTAGAGACCAAATCCCTCAAGCTCACAAGCACAAACCCGCAAACCCCATTGACGTTTTTGAGCATTGATGCCTTGGACAATGAGGCCACAAAATACACTGGCAGTGGCAAGCCAAGATTCTTTGGCATTGTTGGTGGCCAGTTTCGATTGGTTCCATTGCCAGACAGTAACTACACGACAGAGCTGACCTATTACGCAAAGTTGGCAAAGTTATCAAATAGCAACACGACTAATTGGCTTTTGGCCTCAAGCCCCGACATTTATCTGTATGGAGCGCTATTACAGGCTGCACCATACTTGCAAGATGATGCGAGAATCCAGACATGGGCGACACTCTATGAGCGAGCCTTGAATGATTCACAAACTGCCGATGATCGAAGTGCATCTTCTGGTGGTGCATTGCTGACCCGTGCGAAGACTTTTGGATAAGGACTGATATGTCATCTTTTACCGACTACACCGAAAACCTAGTTTTAAATTTTCTACTCACAGCGAACACGGCCACACGCCCCACGGCTTGGTATGTTGGCCTCTTCACGGCTGCACCGAGTGACACTGGTGGTGGCACTGAGGTGTCTGGCAGCGCCTATGCGCGGGTGGTGACTGGCACGATCACTGTCTCCGGCACAAGCCCCACAAACGCAACAAACGCAGCGGCCATCGAGTTTGCAGCTGCCAGCGGTGGAAACTGGGGATCAATTGGCTGGGCCGGCATCTTTGATGCAAGTACCGGTGGCAATCTATTAGCCTGGGCAGCGCTCACAACTGCACGCACCATCAATGATGGCGATGTGCTGCGCATCCCAGCTGGCGACCTTGATGTCACATTGACATGACATGGCAGCCTATGGTCTTGGCCCGTATGGACAAGGGAATTATTCCTATGGCGTAAGCCTTGGAGCAGTTACCCTTGCAGCCACCAGCACGGCTGCAATCAATGGACAGCGCGTCTGCATAGGCGCGTTTTCTGTTTCTGCCTCTAGCACAGAGACTGTCAGCGCCAATGTAGTCAAGACAGCATCATTCTCGGTTTCAGCCTCTAGCACTGCCACAGCAGCTGCACAACGCATTGCCATTGGCGCGGCCACGGCCACAAGCGCCAGCACCATGTCGGTCAGCGCTTTGCGCTATGCGGTGGCAGCCTCAACATTTGCGGCCACATCGAGCGCGAGCTTTGCAGCCAAGCGAGTGGCCATTGGGGCATTCACATCAGTGGATGAAAGCACCATGTCTGTGGCGGCTATCAGAGTCCCACTCATTCAAATTCTGATTCAAGACTTTGCCACAATGACTGTGGCCACCAAGGTGGTTTTGCGCGGATCAGTGGTGATGGCAGCCACATCTAGTGTGAGCATTAACGGCCAGAGAAGACAAAGCGCTGCCATCAATTTCACTTGCCAGTCATCCATGACGATTGCCGGCAATCTAAAATGGGTGCAAGAGTCTGACACGGCAGAAACATGGAATGCGATCTCTGACAATGCAGAGACTTGGACACCGATCACAGACACATCAGAAACATGGACCGCAATCTCTGACAGCAGTGAAACTTGGACTGCAATTGCGGATAATAGCGAATCTTGGCAAATTGCCGCATGAGGTGAAAAATGGCTGATACCACAACAACAAACCTTTTATTGACTAAACCAGAAGTCGGTGCATCCACCGATACTTGGGGAACCAAAGTAAATACCAATTTGGACACCATCGACTCATTGTTTGATGCAGGCCCATTGCTTAAAGTCACAAAGGGTGGCACTGGTGTTAGTACAAAAACCGGCACAGGCAATGTTGTTTTATCGACTTCTCCGACATTGGTGACACCTTTATTGGGTACACCTACATCAGGTATTGCAACGAATCTAACTGGTTTGCCTTTGACAACTGGCGTAACAGGAACTTTACCCACTGCCAATGGCGGTACAAACCTAACATCATTCACATCAGGCGGTGTGGTTTACGCATCTAGTACAAGTGCATTGGCTACTAACGCTGACCTTATATTTAATGGTACAGGCCTTGGTGTTGGTACTACACCTGCATCAAAACTTACTGTAGTTGGTACTGCCGCAAAACTCTATGTTGATTTGTCTGGTGATAATTACTACGATGCCGCAAATCATGTGTTTAGAACTTTTGCTGGCACAACAGGACTAACCCTCACATCCTCAAGCCTTTATACGGCTAGTGGAATCAATGTAAGTATTGGGTCAACTTCTACTATTTATTCTTCTCGTTTTTCTGTTGCTTACGATGGCAACGCTCAAAATGGGCCAACTTTTGCCGATAACAGAACCTTTGCAATCAATCGTGGTGGTAATTTATCTTTAGCTGGACAATACAATACTGCGGGTAATTACAGGCCGTTTGGTGGAATTTCTGCGGGTAAAGAAAATTCAACAGATGGCAATAGTGCTGGATATTTAACTTTTAGAACCAACAATAACGGGGCAGATACTACAGAGTGGATGCGCCTTGATAGCGTAGGCAATCTAGGCTTGGGAGTTACTCCTAGTGCTTGGGATAGCGCATTTAAAGCATTTCAGTTAAACACTACAGCTTGCATATCGGCAACATCAAACAGAACATTCCTTGGTCAGAATTGGTACGATGCCGCATCGGGTGGTAAATTTATCGGAACTGGCTATGCTTTGCGTTATGACCAATTAGGCTCTAATGGACAGCATCAGTGGTACACATCTACCGCATCAGGCACAGCAGGAAACGCTATCTCCTTTACTCAGGCGATGACTTTGGGGTCAGATGGAAACTTGCTTGTTGGCGGTACAAGTAATGCAGTAGGCGCACGTTTTATTTCTGAAAACGCATCAGGCAATCAACTTGGTTTGCGTTACACAAGTGTTGCTACTTGGTATAACTCTGTTGATTCATCTGGTAACTACATCTGGACTAAAGACGGAACGAATATCGGTAGGTTTGATTCGAGCGGTAACTTGCTGGTGGGGACTACGAGTGCTTTAAATGGAACAGCAAGGCTTGACGTTTCTGCGCCATCGGGAAATAACGTTGCAACTACTCTAAAAAATGATGCTGGCGCAGGTCAATGGAACACGCAAATCTGGAATGCTGGCACAAGTGGCGATAACGCTTTTGTGCAGTTTGCAACAGAAACATCCTACACAGGACGAGGCTCCATCACATACAACCGAGCTGGAGGTTTAGTTGCCTACAACGTAACTTCAGACTATCGCGCCAAAGACATTTACGGCCCTGTAACTGGTAGCGGTGCATTGATTGATTCAACCCCTGTTTACATGGGCAAAATGAAGGGTGCTACACAAGAGCGTCCAATGTTCATTGCTCACGAAACACCATCTTATGCACATACTGGTGAAAAAGACGCAGTAGATGCAGATGGAAAACCTGTCTATCAGCAAATGGATGCGTCTGCCCTTATCCCTGTGATGTGGGCTGAAATTCAATCACTACGTCAGCGTCTTTCTGCCGCTAATATTTAAAAGGAAAATAACATGACTACTACTTGGACAATCTCAACACTTGAACGTGAAACCTCAAACGGCTTTGTAACAACTGCCCACTGGCAAGCCACAGCAGTAGATGGAGACTACACAGCCTCTATCTATTCAACTTGCTCATGGGCTGATGGCACACCAACAATAGCCTATGCAGACCTGACACAAGAAACAGTGCTTGGATGGGTATGGGCTAATGGAATTGATAAACAAGCCACAGAAGATGCTCTGGCGGCTAATATTGCTTTGCAAAAGAACCCTGTTACTGCTACTGGCACACCTTGGAGTGCAGCATGAATCTGAATCTTGAAGTTAATGAAGTGCAATTCATTTTGCAGACTCTGGGTCAATTGCCATCATCCAGCGGTGTCTGGCCATTGATCGTCAAGGTCAAAGAGCAGGCTGATAAGCAGCTGGCCAAAGAAGCACCAGCTGCTGAGTGACCATGGATGCCGATCTTGATAAGCGATTGTCTATTCACGAAGTTGTTTGCCTTGAAAGGTACAACAACATAGACAAGTCACTGCGCGATGGGGACAAGCGCATGACCAAGATTGAATACTTGCTCTATGCGGTGATCATTGCGGTCTTGTTTGGACCAGGTGTCGCTGCCGAATTCGTCAAGAAAATATTCGGGCTATGAGAGACTGGGCCGTGGCAATCATTGCTGCGGCCTCACTGGTGGCCACCATCATCTGGTGCTTCACTGTCATCATTTTGTTTTGGCCATGATTTATGCTCTGGTCCTATTAGCGGCCATCGAGTACAGATGCGTCAAGTGGACATGGACCGGTGATGTCTACAATCGGAGGGTTGTCTGCATCAAGTGGGAAAAGGTTGAGAAAAAATGATCGTCGATCCTTTAAGCGCGCTAGAAGGTCTGCAAAGCGCCATCAGCATGGTCAAGAAGGCCAGCAAGGTTGCCAATGATCTAGGCGGTCTCGCGCCAATGATTGGCAAGATGTTTGATGCCAAGAGTGTGGCCACCAAAGCCTTGCTTGAGGCAAAGAAAAACAAAGGCTCAAACATGGGCCAGGCACTCCAAATCGAGATGGCTCTTGAACAAAGTCGAGCTTTCGAGGAAAGCCTAAAGATGCTTTTCATGCAATCTGGAAAAATAGACGTCTGGAACAAAATTAAGGCTCGTCAAGACCAGATGGACATAGACGATGCAAGAGAACTCAGGGCTTTAGAGAGAGCAGATAAGAAGGCTAAACAAGAAGAAGAAGAGATGCAAGAGTTAGCCATGATTATTGGTGGTGTGGCTTTTGTTTTGTTCTTAGTTGGAATTGGTATCTACGAACTCATGGAGTTTTGCGATACCACTAAAAGGTGTGGTCGGTGAATGAGTATCAGAAGACCTTTGACCTGTGCCTCAAGATATTCGTTTACGGGTGTGTGGCTTTATGGTTTCTTGGGCTGCTCAAATTTTTGCCGGATGACTTGTCGGACCGGATCGTCAATCTACTGCTTGGTAGGATAGGATTAGGCAAATGAGATATTTACTGCTTCTGTTACTGCTGACTGGCTGCGAAGATCGTTATCGATACAAGTGCCAGAATCCTGATCATTTCCATGCACCAGAGTGTCAGAAGCCAAAGTGCTTATTTACTCAGATGTGTCCAGAATACTTGGTCGCACCCATACTTGAAAAGAAGGTGAATGATGTCCAGCCACAAGAGGAAGCCAAAAAATGAAACTTTCTGAAGTTAAAAGCACAGAGGAAACGATTGAGCTTCTGAAAGTTTATGGGTGGCTTTTTGCAGTGGTTGTTGTCATGCTTGTCTTTGGCTTCACAGTGTTTGCAATGCTCTATTCTGTAATTTTTGTGACCCAACCAATCAAATCAATGGCCCCGATTGACAGCGCTTTTACCAAGCTCTTGAATGACGTTGTGCTTTTATTGGTTGGAAGTATCAGCACATTGATTGGTATGTTTGCCATCAACAAAGGCGCTAAATCATTTGCTGGAAGAATGAATCCAACGCCACCCATGGGCCAGTGTGTGGGCCAACCGATGATGGGCCAGCAATACGGCTACAGCAACAATCACGGGTTTACATCTAGCACCAACGGCATCCCAAGCCAGCCATTTGGTGCAATGCCCACATGGACCAACCCAGAGCTTGATGAGTCATGGACTCCTGGTCCACCACCGGACACGCCACCGGACCATCTTGAGGATGACCATGAGCGCATTCAACTGGCAGCTGCCAGACAGGAGTCAGAATAATGCTACCAATACCCTTACCCTGGCTCATTGTTGGTGTCTTGGTCTCATTATTCGGTACATACCGAGTGGGCCACCACTATGGGTGGCTGGAGCGCGACAATGACATGAAGATTGCCATTGCCCAAAAGAATGATGAGGCCAGAGTTACCGAGCAAAAACTTAACGAGCAATTAAATGCAAACGCAACCAAGTTACAGGAGACCACTAATGTCATCAATCAAAAGCAGTCTGCCCTTGATCGTGCTATTCGCTCTGGCAGGGTGCGCATCTCAGCCCCCAGTTGTGTTCAAGCCAGCGCAAGTGCCACCATTACCGCCCCAGATAGCAAAGAAGCAGGAAGCCAATCTGACAGACCGGCTGACCCAGCTCCTGATGCCGAGCGAGAAACCCTCCAAGCCATTGCCGAAATAGTGGCCCAAGGTGACAGGAACACGGCCCAGCTCAATGCCTGCATTGATGCCTATAACGAAGTAAGGAGTTTGGTCAATGGTCAATAGCCAGCAACTTAAAGAACTGCACATTGGCCCAGAGTGGGTCGATGCGCTCAATGAAACATTCCAGCGCTTTGACATTTCAACGCCATTGCGCCAGGCTGCATTCATTGGCCAGTGTGGCCATGAGTGCGGTAATTTCAGAATACTTGAAGAGAATTTAAACTACAGGGCAGAGGCTTTGCAAAAGCTCTGGCCAAGGCGCTTTGATGCGGCCAAGGCCCAGATGTGTGCCAAGAATCCCAAGCTCATTGCCAACACTGTCTACAGCAGCCGAATGGGCAACCGAGATGAGGCAAGTGGCGATGGATACAGATTCCGAGGCCGTGGGTGCATCCAGCTCACAGGGTCTGCGAACTACCACCATGCCGGCAAAGCTCTGGGTGTGGACCTGATCATGCAGCCGGAGCTGGTGGCCACGCCCCAGTATGCTGCGCTGACTGCCGGCTGGTTCTGGGACACCCACAAGCTCAACCAGTATGCAGACAACCAAGACTATCGGACCATGACCAAAAAGATCAATGGCGGCTTTATTGGCCTCGATGACCGCATTAAGCACATCAACCATGCCCTGTCTGTCCTGACATAATTGAGCCATGGCCAATGTCAAGCAACAATTAGAGTCTCCATCTATACCAAGTCTGGGATACCCACCAGACCTGTATGAGCGCAGGCACTTTAATGAGAACTATGGCTCCTTAAATGTTTTCTTTAGAAAACTGACCACAGCGCTTGGCTCATTGTTTGGACCAAGAGGAAGCCGGTTTATCTATGCCCCACTTGGGGCTTTTCAAGACTCAACTGACCAGGTGGCTGCCAACACCACCACGGCCTATGCTGTCACATTCAACACCACAGACTTTTCCAGTGGCGTGACAATGGCCAGTGGCTCCAGAATCACTGTGGCCGATGCCGGAATCTGGAACTTGCAGTTTTCCATTCAGTTTACAAACACAACAAATGCGTCTCAAGATGTGGATGTCTGGTTTCGGGTCAATGGGACAAATTCGGCCAATTCAAACAGCAGATTCGGCTTTGCACCCAGAAAGGGTGCTAGCGATCCGTATCACATCATTGCAGCCATGAATTACTTTTTGAGCTTGAATGCCAATGACTATGTTGAGATAATGTGGAGGCCAACCGATGTCGGTGTCTCGATTGAGCAATACCCTGCCGGAACAACCCCCACACGGCCAGCAGTCCCATCAGCCATTGTCACAATGAGCTTTGTCTCAAACATTACCTAAACACTGCCATGTATATACCCCTTAAATTACCCCCAGGCATTTACAGAAACGGCACTGAGTACCAGTCAGCAGGCCGGTGGTTTGATGCCAACTTGGTCCGATGGTTTGAAAATACTTTGAGACCCATGGGTGGCTGGCGACTGAGGTCAAGCCAGCAATTAAGCGGTATGTGCCGAGGACTCATTACCTGGCGCGACAATGGCGGCACGCGATGGATTGCGGCTGGCACGCACACAAAGCTCTATGTGATGAGTGACGCTGGAGTCCGAAAGGAAATCAGCCCGACTGGCCTTGCTGGCGGCATTGCCAATGCAAGCAATGTCACGGGCTATGGCTACAGCACCTATGGCAACTTTGCCTATGGTGTAGCACGGCCTGACACTGGCAACACAATCCCAGCCACCACCTGGTCATTTGACACATGGGGCGAGTATCTGATTGCCTGCTCAAGCACAGACGGGATGCTGTACGAATGGCAATTGGGATTCACTACGCCAACACTTGCGGCCAGAATTACCAATTCACCAGCGGGTAACAAGGCCGTGCTGGTCACTGCCGAGCGCATCATGTTTGCCCTTGGCTCTGGCGGCAATCCAAGAAAAGTGTCATGGTGCGACCAAGAGGACAATACAGTCTGGTCACCGGCAGGCAACAATCTGGCCGGTGACTATGAGCTGACAACGCCTGGAACACTTCTGGCCGGCAAGCGCGTCAAGGGTGTCAATCTACTGTTTACAGATGTGGATGTCCACACGGCCCAGTATGTTGGCGCTCCATTTGTCTATGGCTTTGAGAAGGCCGGAAGCGGATGCGGTCTCATTTCAGCCCAGTCTGTGGCGGCCATTGACACTGCTGCCATTTGGATGAGCAAGTCTGGCTTTTGGATTTATGACGGATATGTCAAGCCACTGCCATGCGATGTGTCTGACTACATCTTCAACAATATGAACTTTAACCAGGCATCCAAAGTCTATGCTGTCCACAACAGCAAGTTTGGTGAAATCTGGTGGTACTACCCAAGCGGTGGAAGCAATGAGAATGACAGCTATGTCACCTATAACTACAGAGAGCAGCACTGGAACATAGGGTTACTGGCCAGAACTGCTGGCACTGATGCCGGAGTGTTTACCAACCCAATGGCCGTGTCCACCGATGGTTATGTCTATGAGCATGAGGTCGGCTTTGCTTATGACAGCGCCAGCGTCTACGCTGAGTCTGGGCCAATACAGCTGGGCAATGGCGACAACATCATGTCGGTCAGGCAAGTTGTGCCAGATGAGCAGACGCTGGGTGAGGCGGTGGTTTCATTTAAAACCCGCAATTACCCCACTGGTGCGCAGTCTACGTTTGGGCCATACACGGCAGCCAACCCGACTGATGTCCGGTTTTCTGGCCGGCAAGTCAATGTGAAGGTGACTGGTGCGGTATTGGCTGACTGGCGAATCGGGGTGATGCGTCTTGATGCCGTGCCATCCAGCAAGCGATGAGTGATCAGGAACATTTGGAGAGGCTACGCCACCATGTGGAGGCGGCATTAGAATACTCTGGAGGCACACATAATTTTGACGATGTCGCTGAGATGGTTGAAAAGCAGCAATTACAGCTGTGGCCGGCCAAGGACTCGGTGGTGTTGACAGAGATCATTGTCTATCCGCAGCTAAAGAATTTGCATTACTTCTTGGCTGGTGGCGACCTAGATGAACTCTCACGGATGAGACCAATGATCGAATCCTGGGGCAAGTCTATTGGCTGCACCAGAGTGACCTTGGCAGGCCGCAGAGGCTGGTCAAAGACATTTTTGAAAGACGAAGGCTACAGTCCACAATGGTCTGTACTTGCAAAAGATTTATAGGGGAAAGACAATGGCTTCAGCTGGACTTGCATGGTCACTTGCCAATGGTATTACTGAGGCGGAGTATTACGAAAACTTGCGCAAATCTTTAATCACTGCCACAGAAAATGGTGTCAGTGATGCAACCATTGCCAAAGAGATGGAAAAGTATGGCATCAGTGCGGCTGATCTGGCCAAGGCCACTGGTGTCAAGACTGAAGTTGTTCAAGAAAAAATAGATGCTGTCACAACACCAGGTCTCTTGGATACCGCAGAAGATGTCATAACCCCTGCTGCTACAAGTGGAGCAAAAACTGTCACAGCAGCTGGCGGTGGTGGTGGTGGTGGTCTTTTGACTCCAGACGCTGTGACCCCTGTGACACCAGTAACAACGGCTCCAGTGGTTACGGCTCCAGTGGTTACGGCTCCAGTGGTTACGACTCCAGCAGTCACTGCCCCAGTGGTAACAACTCCAGAAGTAAAGCTGCCCACCACACCAATCACAATAAATTCACCAGGTATTGTGACTCCAGCGACCCCTGCGACACCGACAGCTCCAGTGGTGACAGCGCCAGCGACCCCTGCGACCCCTGCAGCGCCAGCAGCCCCCACACGATCAGCTGGTCTTGCCTGGTCATTGGCCAATGGCATCACTGAAGCGCAATACTATAAAAAGGTCGCTGACGATTACAAAAGAGCTGTGTCTCAAGGTTTAACTGATGCACAAATCAGAAGCACCATGGACCAGTACGGCATCAGCGCTGCTGACTTGGCCACTGCTACCGGCTCAGATGTTAAAAAGGTTGAGGAAAGAGTGGCTGCGGCAGTGCCGAAAACACCAGCTGAAATTGCATACGATAAGGCTGCAAAAGATGAACTGGCAAAAAGGCAAGCTCTAGCGGATGCTGAGAAAAAAGCAAATGACTTGGCCTGGGCTGAACAGCAAAAGAAAAACAAAATTGCATGGGAAGAGCAGCAAAGAAAAAATGCTCTTGACTATGCTGCACAGCAAAAGGCTCTGGCCGATGCAGAGCGAGCCAAATTAGATGCGCTTAGAACTCCAGCAACAAATCCATTCATAAATGCTGGACCAATAAACCCAGAGCTACCACCTGGTCAAGTTGGCTTTACACAACCAACACAACCCGAATCTGGGCCACTGACCTTTGAGCAAAACTTAAAGAATTACCAGTCAATCCCAGTTGGTGCGCAGTACAACCCCTATGCGGTCGGTGGCACTGGCTCACCCTACAGCCAGATCATGGCTCAAGCAAAGCCACTGGGCAACCCATACGCCAATGCCTTGGCTGGGCAGTCCATGGGCGGCTTTAACCCAGCTCTGTATGCCCAAGCGGCTGCGGCCTATAAGGCAGAAGCTGATGCAGCAGCTGCGGCTGCGGCTGCTGAAGCTCTCAGACTCTCTGCTGGTGGAGGTGATGCTAATGGCGGTGATACTGCTGGCATTGGCAGTCAAGGTGGCGATTCAGCAGGCAACACTGGTGGCGGCCCAGGCACTGGCGCTCCTGGTGATACAGCATTTGCAAAAGGCGGCATGGTGCGCAGTCTGCTTGGTCCAGACCCTAAAGGTCCAGATGATGGCCTTGGTTATTTGGATAAAGGTGAGTATGTGATCAAGAAGTCTTCAGTCAATAAATATGGCAAGGGACTTCTAGACATGATCAATGAAGGCAAAATACCCGCAAAGAAAATTAGATCGTTACTGGATTAAAGGAAAATATCATGTCAAAAGGTGGAAGCACAACCTCAACAAGCTCGATTGATCCACAGATCAAAAGCGCATTCCTGTCCAACTTTGAGCAGGCCAAGAATGTGGCCGGTGCATTGCCGGTCCAGCAGTTTGCCGGATATAACCCGTTGCAACTGGCAGGCGAGGAAGCTCTGGTCAACACATCCCTTGCTGGCCCAGGCATTGCCGGCACAGACTTGGCGGCTCAGATGGCTGCCACAAACAGCCTGTATCAGCCCTCTGTCCTCAAAGCGCAGCAGACTAATTTGGGCATGAGTGGCCCAGGCTCTATTGCCTCATACATGAACCCCTATACAGAGTCTGTGCGCAAGAACGCATTGGCTGACCTTGAGTCTTCACGCCAGATGGCAGTGCAACAAACTGGTGAGCGTGCAGCGGCTGCCAAGGCTTTTGGTGGATCACGCCAAGCAGTGGCCGAGAGTCTGACAAATGCTGGCTTTGCCAAGCAGGCTGGCGACCTTGGCACTAGGCTCAACGAGCAGGCATTCAATCAGGCCATGGCTTTGCAGCAGGCCGACATTGGCCGGATGTCAGCAGCAGACCTTGCCAACCAGCAAGCCGGAATGCAAGGTGCGCAATTGCGTCTTTCTGGTACTGGCCAGCTTGGAAGTCTTGCGGCCCAGCAGCAAGCCTTGCGTCTTGGTGGCGCTCAAAATGTCTTGGCCGCTGGTGGTGCGCGTCAGGCCCAAGATCAGCAACGCATGGATGCAATCCGAAACATTGGCCTCCAGCGCCTTGGTGTGGTCCAGTCTTCACTTGGTGCGCAGCCTGCCAACCTTGGCATGGTGGCGCAGACTCCATATACCCAGAACGTGGGCGCTGGCGCTCTTGGCGGTGCATTGGCCGGTTCTCAGTTGGCCGGCACTCTTGGTCTTACAGCTGGCACTGGTGCTGGCCTTGGTGCATTGCTTGGTTTGATCTAATATGCCAAACACCCCAACCCCAGAGCCACAACGCTACGCTGATGCGCAGCTCATGGCTTTGCTTGATCCATCAAGCAAGCGTGACACCATCCTAATCACGCCTGGATCACCGATGCCCTCACGCATCCCTGATGGATTGACAGTGGCTCAGACAAGCCGAGGCATTGTGATCACCAGTGACCCAGCAAAGGTCAGGATCATTGACCAAGGGTCTGAGCGCGATGTGGGCATGGCGCTCTTTGGTTATGCATACGATCAGGCCAATGGCTTTGACAATGTGGCGGTGGCAAGAGACAGGGCTGGAACACCGGTGGCAGAACTGGCCATCAAGCCTGGTCAGGAAAGACAGGCTATGCGTGCGGCATCTTTGCTTGCACCAGATACAGGATCAACTAACATGATGAGCAGGGGCGATGTGGTCAGCACACGCCTCAAAGGTTTATTGGATTAAGGTGGAAATATGGCTACTCAATTTGATTTTGCAAATCTAGGCAATTTATTTGGCGGTGGTGGCACGCCAACTGGGCTTGATGCACTGCTGACAGAAGACCAGCGCAAACTGCTAGGCCGTAATGCTGCACTGTCAGCAGCTGGTGCATTGCTTCAGGCCAGTGGCCGAAGTGCAGTGCCAATCAGCATGGGCCAAGCACTTGGATCAGCTTTGCAGGCAGGCCAGCAAGGTTATCAGCAAGCTAGAGCTGGCTCTTTTCAAGATTTGCTTTTGAATCAGAAACTGCAAGAAGCAAAACGCGCTCAAGATTTGCAAGGTAAAGTCGCAGGGATTTTGACAGGTCCAGCACCAACTCCATTGAGTCCAGAGATGCAGGCTTTAGCCGTGCCTGGTATGCAAGTAGGCCCAACCATGGCCCGTGCTGAACTGGCTGCAAACATTCAGCCACCAAGCGCCAACGAACTTAAAGCTAGTCAGTATCAGCAGATTGCTGATGTTTATGCAGCTCAAGGTAAATCTGAAGATGCCAAGAGATTTCAAGAGATGTCCGAAAAACTCAACCCAAGGGCTGAGATAACTGGTCAACCATTTGAAGTGACTGACGCTAAAGGCAATCCAATCTTGGTCCAGCAATACAAAGATGGAACTGTGAAGACCATGCAAGGCTATGGTCCAAAACGTGATGTCGTTTTGCAAGCCCTTGGTGGCCGCACGATTGCCATTGACAAGTCAAAATTAAAAGGTGGAGAAACATTTGTCCAGACGATGACTCCAGGTGAAGTGGCCAATCTTGATATTGCCAAAGCCAATTTGGGCGTGGCCCAAGGCGGCTTGGCATTGCGTCAAAAAGAATTTAATCGTGGCGCATATGACGTTAAAGAAGGCCCTGACGGTTTTTATTATGTTCCCAAGACCCCAGATGGTGGCGCTGCCGTGCCAGTCATGGGCGCTGCTGGCCAGCAATTGATGCCAGGCAAAGAAGCGCCAGCAACATTCTCAGAAGCCACTAGAAAGCTCAACAACTTGAAAGGCAACATCTCCGCATACAAAACAGAGATTGAGGCTGACAAAGTTGTTTTCCCATCAGAAGTACCATTGCCATTTGGTGCAAAGATTCCATTGCCAACTGGCACAGACACTGCAAGACTGCGCGGAAAATACCAGTCGCTGCTGATGGGTGTCAAAGACTTGTACGAGCTTGGCGCTTTGACTGGTCCAGATATGGGCATCATCAGTGAGCAACTGACAAACCCTGCATCATTCTCCGGTATGTTTACTTCACGCAATGCGATGAAAGAGCAGATCAAAGTGCTTGAAGATATGGCTGTACGGGCTGAAGAAAATCTTTCATCAACTTACAAACGTAAACTTCCAGCAGCATCAACGGCTGGAACTACGGGTGAGCTAGTATGGGACCCAGTTAAGAAAACATACGTTAATCAGTAAGGTAAAGCTATGACGCAATATGTAAATGTGATTGGTGTTGGGCGTGTTGGCTTTCCTGATGACATGACCAAAGAAGAGATTGCCGAGGTGCTTAGAACAATGCCGCCTCCGGCTGCTGCACCAGCAATGCCACCAGACACATTGGGCCGGCAAATCGGCATGGCCACTAGGCCCATGGCCCAAGCGGTATTGACAGGCGGTGGTTTGATGCCCATGGTGGTTGACCCCATGGTCAACTTCTTTAACTTGGCTGCTGGAACAAACATCCCAACGCAAAGCCAGGCAGTTGAAAAGACACTAACAGGCATGGGCTTTCCAGAGGCCAGAACGCCCCAAGAGCGCGTCATCCAAGATGTGGCCTCTGCCGGTTATGGCACAAGCGGCCTTGCCCGTGCAGCTGGTGAAGTCGCGCCAAGATTGCCTGGCATGGCCAGAGACTTGGCCCAATTCTTTGCGCAAAGTCCCAAGGCCCAAACAGCGGCTGCATTAACAGCATCTACTGCCGGTGGAATGTTGCGCGAGGGTGGCGCTCCTCCAGCGCTCCAAGTTGGCGGTGCAATGTTGGCCGGTATGGTCGCGCCTGGTGGGCCAAAGCTCTCGCCTACACAAAGAATCCTAGAAGCGCCTGGTGCAATGGTTAAGCCATTCACACAAGCAGGCCGTGAGGTCATTGTGGGCAATGTCTTAAACCGACTGGCCACAAACCCAGAGCAAGCAGCACTTAATTTGCAGCAGGCCCAGCCACTTGTGCCAGGAGTGCGAGTAACCACGGCAGCTGGTGCGCGTGACCCTGGTCTTGCCGCGGCTGAGACTGCCATTCGCGCATTGGACCAGTCTGGTGCGTTTGGCAATGTGCTGTCTTCAAATCAGCAGGCTTTGCTTGAGTCATTCAGAAGGCTCGGTGGCCGAGGTGGCGATGTGACCACCCCTGGCTCTATTCCCTACGCTGAAGCCAAAAGAACAGCTATTACAAAGCCAATGCGTGAAGAGGCATTTGCTGGCGTGACTGTCGACCCTGAGACATTCCAGCGCGGCATCAACTTGGTGGTCAACAAGGCCATTGACAATGTGATGGCCAGCCCTGTCGGTGTGCGTCAAGATGTTGAAGTGGCCATGAAGTTTGCAGCAGATCGTATCAAACGTGCCAAAACGCCAGAAGAGCTGTACGAGGTGCGCAAAGACTTAGCTGGTGCAGCTCAAGGTAAATACAACCAAGAAAATCCGAGCTTGCGTTTGGCCAAGGGCCAGCTCAATGAGGTGATCCGATCTGTGGATGATGTGATTGAAGCGGCAGCGCCTGGCTTTAAAAAATACATGAGCCAATATGAAAAGTCATCAAGCGCCATTGACCAGATGCGCATCATGCAGGGCATTGAGGCCAAGGTTACAACTGGCCAGCCAAACATCATTACACAAGAGCCTGTCTTGGCCGCGGCTGCGCTGCGCAGAGAGCTGGCCACTAAGGCTGATGAGATTGGCGCTCAATTGTCACCGGCTGCGCAGCGCAGGCTGGACAACATTATTGATGAGATCAATCGTGGTCAGGCTGCAACTGCACCAGGCGTGAGAGCGCCAGGCTCCAACACATTCCAGAACATGAGCATGGGCAATCTAATTGGCCGAGTATTTAGCGAGTCCATGGCTGACAACACTACATTGCGCACCATGACAAGGCCGCTGGACTTTTTGTATAAATTGCCTGATCAGCAGATTCAGCAATTGCTTGTTGAGGCTATGCTTGACCCCAAGTTGGCAGCAACAATGATGGGCAAGGCCAACATAATGAAGGTCGAGCCATTGGCCAAGTCACTGCGCAAAAAGGCTGAAGAGCTTGGGTTTGGCGCTGCTATCGGTGCGACACAAGAGCCGTATCGCGTAGATTTAACTGGCATGGCCAATCGTTAAGGAATAAACATGGCAGGCTTGCTTGATGAAGAGGATTTGATGCCGTTTTTCGGCAACCCCAACATTCAACGCCAAGGGGCTAAGGCAAGAGCTTTGGCTGCCAAGCGTGATGTCAATACATTGCCTGACCCAAGGACCTTTGCTGCCATGCAGGGCCTGCTTGGGACTAGACCTGACCAGATGGGGTTCAGTGTTCTAAATCCTGAGTATGAGTCGATTATGAATGTTGCAAACCCAGCATATGGATTAGGTATTGCTGCGCAACTTGCACCAGTCTTGGCTCCATTGACTAAAAGTATGCCTATTGGTGCAAGCATTCAAGATGTAGGCGGCTTTTTAAATAAGCGTGTTCCATCTCAATTTGTGCCTAATGTAGAGGCAGGCAAAGAAATGATTGTTCACCACAACATCAGCCCACAAAAATTAGCAAATGTTGAAAAAGTTGGTGGAATGCCAGTGCCATCAATTGCGGTGTCTAACGTAGACAATCCAATGCTGAATTTTGGCGATATTTCTTTAATTGGTTCAAAGGAAATGGCTATTCCATCTGCCAAGAATCCTGTTTATGGATTTGATGCTTATACAGCCAGAGCGCCAAAAATTGACTATCAAATGGATTCAAAGTCAGCAAAGAATTTAACGAAAATGTTTGCAGACGTTGCCGACGATGTTGGTGATTACAGGTTGGGCCAGCTCACACAGAACTGGAGTGATCGTCAATATTCAGAACCTATGATGGCCAAGTTTCTTAAAGAAAAAGGAATGTTGCCAAACAAAAAAGATTTTGATGCTGACTGGAAGTTTTCACAGGCGCTAAGTGAAGGCGTTTACGCTCAAAAAGCCGAGTATGGCGACTGGCTTAATGAGTTTAATAAGCGGCTACCTGACGCTGGAGTTGACATTAAAGAACGCATTTTTAAAGGATTCACAGACTCTGGCAATCGTAGATATGCACCAGCAACGCTTGAAAACCTTGTCAAAGAAATGAAAGGTGGAGCTGGGTCAGAGGGATTCATGTATGGCGTTGGAAACATTAGAGCCGTTGCAACGCCTAAATTTAAGACCTTAAATCAAGTTAGGGCAGCTCGCGAAAACATCATCACGCCTGAGAAATTTGAGCCAATTAAAAAACAAATTGACAGCGCATTTAGCGACTTAACTGATCGACTTGGAAAACTTGAAGGTTTATCTGGTTATCGTTATGACGCGCCAGATGCGTTATATGAAATTGGTCAAACAAGAAACGTAAATTTGTTAGATAAGATTTACAAAGATGTCCCAAAAGCATTAAAGGCTGATATTCAAGTATTTATGAATAAGTTGCGTGAAATGCCAACAGAATATTTTGAAATCAAACCACAACGCGCTGTTCAAGTTGGTGAATTTAAAGGCGCAATCTTGCCATCTAATGCTCCAAAACAATCTATTGAATATTTAAGAAGTCAAGGCTTAAAAGACCTTTATTACTATTCAACGCCTGAAGAACGAAAACAATTGTTTAAAAAGTTTGGCTCAGAAATGTTTGCTGCTGTTCCA